TCCCTACGAAATAAAAAAAGCGGATTTGCTCAGCCAGTATTTTGTCTGCCCCAAGTGTAAATGGGTAGGCCCTGGCAGTGACACGAACCCCAAGCCGCAGGAATTGATTCGCTGCCCGTTATGTTCGGAGCCCGTTGAGAAATTCGTAAAGCCGGCCAAGATCGATCCCACCCCACCCCTCCTCATGGAACTCTGGAGGGACACGCCCACTTTCAACCCCATGACCTTTATTTGCCCGACTTGCAAATGGAAAGGCAAGGGCGACAAGACGGCCGCGAAGCTGGGCTCCGTGGCCCTGTGCCCCATGTGCGATACCCAGCTGGGCCTCAATCTTTTGGAGTCCTTAAAGATCGAGGATCAAAAGGATTCAGTACAGGTTTTAGTGCCTTCGCCGGCCAGCGCAGGTCCCGATATGCCGTGAGGACATCGACCAGGGATCCCTTCGGAACTGCAACCACTTCGCCATTCATTTCAGCGGCCTCCTTGATTGCCGCCTCCACCTGTTCCCTGGTAAGCTGATTTATTTTCCTCATCGCTCCCTCCTTTCTCCCCGCCAGTCTACTTTTGCGAACACGTCCAGACACATCTTACTTGCAACTCTTGATCCTGGATTGCCAATTTTCTTACTTTGGACCCTGACTTCGAAGGTCCTTCAATTCCGAAAGACGCCCACCCATGCCCGACAATCAGACCAAAACCTACGCTGCCCGCATCGAAATTAACGCCGAGGAAAGATCGGTCATTGGTTACATTTCCACGGACAGCGTGGACCGCGAGGGCGAAGTAGTTATCCCCAAGGGGCTGATGCTCGATTCCTTCCGGAAATCCCCGGGCGTCCTGTGGTGCCACGATTACAAACTGCCGCCTGTGGGCAAGTGCCTGTGGATCAAGACCGACGACAACACCGTCTGGGCCAAGACCCAGTTTGCCGACACCCCACGCGGGAACGAGGCCTTGTACTTGTACAAAGAGGGATTCATGACCGGGTTCTCCATCGGCTTTATCGCCGACAGAACTGCCTACGGACCCCCCAGCCAAAAAGAAATGGAAGTCCGGCCTGACTGGAGATTCGCCAAGGCCCTGATCCGCAAGGCCGAAGTCATCGAGTATTCGGTGGCCATCATTGCTTGCAACCGCGATGCCATCACCAGGGCCTACCAGACCAAATCACTTAACCTGTCCGAATTGCTGGTCCACGAGCTGGAACTTGACAAAAAGCCAGTCGAAGAGAAGCCCGTGGAAAAGCCAGCATTTTCCGGCATTGAACGGATCACCGGAACGCAAGCCTGCAAGGCCGTCCGCAGGGCCATCAAGGCCATGGACCCCGAAGAAATCGCCAAGGGAATGGACATCAACAAAATCGTCCAGGACCGGCTCCACGTCGCACGCGGCGGCGTTTAATAAGGATCGCTGAACCACCCCGGAAGAGTCCAAAGGGCTGTGATACGGCCAGCCACGACCTGGGCATCGGTTTAACTCCGTCAAGCCGTCTGGTGCCAAAAAGCTCCCCGCATGGGCTCGTCGGGGCTCGCAGTCACCTGGAGAGTTAACGGACCCTCTTTTAACCCTGTCACCCATTTCAAGGAACTCTATGGCCACCCCATTCGCCACCCCGGCCCAGCCGGCTAACATTCCCACCCCAGCCGACGCGCCCAAGGACACTCCCGTCGATCAGCCCAAACCCGAAAAGTCTTTGGAAGCCGCGGAGAAGGATTTGGAATCCGCCCAGAAAACGGAACACGATTCCATGGAAGGTCTGGCCACTGCCACAACTGCCAGGAAAGACGCCGAGAAAGCTGTTGATGAAGCCAGGGCCAAAAAAGAAGCGGAAGATGCCAAGGCGAAAAAGGATGCGGAAGATGCCGCCAGGCCCTCGACGCTCCATCCCGATGTCCAGGCCTTAATAGCCGCCATTTCCAAAAAGTAAATTTCAAAGTGACTGTTAGCTTAAATCAGGTAAAGCGCCCCACTCGGTGGGGAGTAACTGGGGTTCGATTCCCCTCCAGTCACCTCACATCCACGGCCAAGCAAGCCGCGACCCTGCCAGATTCACCTTCCAGGCCTTAAGGCCGGCGGCGGGTTTTTCGCGCGGGGCTTCAGGCCAGCCGGCGGCCGTCACCTCAAGTTCGAACTCACATCCCAACTCAATTCAAGTCCCGAAGGACTCGCCCCACCATGTCAAAGAATAAAGACAAATCCAACGATGGGAAAGAAACTCCCAAGCTCCGTTGGGTCAAACTTTCCAAAGCCTGGGAGAACCATCCCGAAGGCGAACGCATCCAACTGGCCGCTCAGGCCGCCGATGACCTGGTTAAACAGGGCGTCGCCAACGATTCCAAGGATCCCACAAAAAAAGCCATATCCAAGGCCATCGCCAGCATGGCAGGCGAGATTGGCAAAAAGATTTCCGAACACACGGATGCCGCGCTCAAGGAAATGACCAAGGCCATACAAGAGGTCCAGAAGAAAGCGCACAAGCCCTTCTTCGGTCCCAATGGCACTACCCCGCAACCGGTTGACTACCCCGGCCTCGACGAAGAAGGCAAATCCTTCGGCGACTTCCTCCACAGCGTTTACAAAATGTATTGCGGCGAAGGCCAGGAATCCAAGGACGGTACTGACCGAGTTGCCAAGGTCTACGGCTCCATCAAAGCACCCCTTGCCGAAGCCGCCGGCGTTACCGGTGGGTATACGGTCCCGACCGAATACTCAATGCGGTTGCTACAAGTTGCGATTCAAAGCCAGATCGTCCAACCCCGGGCGACTGTCCTGCCGATTTCCGGCCGCTCCATTTTCGTCCCCGCCCTCGACCATACCACCGCTCCCGTTGCCGGTACGTCCGCCTTTTTAGCTGGTGTCATTTTCAACTGGACGGAAGAGGCCCAAACCAGGGTCGAAACCGAGCCACTGTTCAAGCAAATTGAACTCATCGCTCACGAACTGTCCGGCTATTCCAAGGTGTCAAACACCCTGTTGGCTGACAACGCCATCAGCCTGGATAGCGTCCTGACCCAAATCTTTGGCAAGGGTATCGGCTGGACGAAGGACTACAACTTCCTCCAGGGCAATGGTGCCGGCAAGCCCATGGGCATTATCAATGCTCCTTGCACCTTGCAGGTCACCCGCAGCGGCCATAACCTGTTCGCCCTGGCTGACGCCGCGAACATGCTTGGGTCCCTCCTGATTTCGTCCATGAGCTCGGCCGTCTGGATAATGAGCCAAACGCTCATTCAAAAAATGATCCAAATGGTCGATGGCTCTGGCCACGTTGTCTGGATCCCCAACGTCCAAAGCCCGATGGGTGGCATGGCTCAAACCATCCCCCTGACCCTCCTCGGGTTGCCGATCTTCTTCTCCGAGAAACTGCCCGCCCTGGGGAGCATCGGCGACGTGATCCTGGCCGACTTGCAATACTACTTGATTGGCGAACGCAGCCAGCTCGAAATTGCCATGTCTCCCCATGTCGCGTTCCTCAACAACCAAATGACCTACCGGGTCTTGAGCCGTTTGGACGGCAAGCCCTGGTTGGACAACAAAATCACCCTGGCCGACTTGACCACGACCGTTTCCCCGTTCGTCGTTTTGACCGCTCCGTAATTTTTCCCGACCATTCTCAGCGGGGGATTCGGGCTGTTTCTCCCCAGCCCACCCCCGCCTTTTTCCATAAGGACTAAGCCCATGGCTTATTTAGACGGGTCATTTACCGAGCGCGTTTCGGTCGTTGACCAGCTTGCTCCTCTCTCCCAAGGCGCCGCGACCGTGAATGGTGCGGCCGTTGACATGCTGTATTTTTCAAGACTCATGTACATCTTGAAAGTCGGCGTTGTCTCCACCGGAACCGTGGACTTCAAACTTCAAGGATCCGTAAACGGAACTTCCGGCTGGACCGACTTGACCGGCAAGGCCATTACCCAAATCACTGCTTCCACCAAGATCGTCAAGGTCGGCGTGGTTGCCGAGGATTTGCAAGGTGGTGGTTACCGGTACGTCCGAAGTGTCTTGACCGCTGCCGTCGCCGCTTCCCTGGTGGACGTGACCGCCCTGGCCACTTGCGGCGCGTACAAACCGGAAGCCAGCTTCAATCAAATCGCGGCCGTTACCCAAACGATTGCCGACAAGAACTAATCCCGCTCCCTCTTCATCCGGCGGGCCTCTCGGCGCCCTCTCCTCACCGGGGGCCCGCCGTTATTTTTCCTGGCAGGAACCACATGATGAAACCCCCTAAAAACAAGGCCATTCTGGTGCCCTCTGAAACCACCGGAATTGACCCTGAATCCACCCCTGCGCCGATCGAGCTAAACATTCCTCCCGAGGTGCTAGCGAAAATCCTGGCCCCGGAAACCATCCTGAAAGCCAAGGGCTGGAAGTACGTCGAGGAAGCCGAGGCCATTGTCCCCAACAAGCGCTGGAAAGACCCGCAAACTTCCGGCTATGGCTCCTGGTGTTACACGCTCGAT